TGCTTAATTAATTTACCTGCGTACTCATCAGGTAGTTGCTCAAATACGCCTTTTTGGTCTGCGTAGAGAATGAATGATTTTTTATTTTTTGCCATAAAAAAAGCCCATCAGATTTGAGGCGGTAAGAGCGCACACAAACCTAACAGGCAATATCTTTTTAACTGTCGGATTCTCTTACAATCCAGTTAATGATTCAAATATAGGTATTTATTTCTTATTCTCCAACTTCATAAATCCTATTTCTTCGCTGCTATTTTGGCGATTGATGAACTGAATCTCAACCTTTGCCGTGTTGACAATGACTTGTGCTACTTCGCTAATAGCCTTAGCGGTGTTTACATCAATCTCTTTGTCTTTCAGCATCTCAATCGTTTCAAATAGATGGTTGCGTAAGTCATCAATTTTGTTGCGTGGCATATCGTTTCTCCCTTTCTTTTATGTTTTTCTTCAATCGTGATAATTGACTGGTAATTGCTCGGATATTATCAGGTAACTTGTTGTGTGGAATCTGTCCTTTTTTGAAGCGTGTAGGTGCGTTACATTCCATTAGTCCTTTTGTGCCTTTGTTCCAAGCGGTTTGACCTCGTTTAAATTGTCCGCTATTACTCCGTGACCACATATTAACCATTGTTTCATTTGTCTTTTGAATGCCTAATTCGTGTGCCTTAGTTCGTAGTGCTGGTACTTTACGATTGAATAGAGGAACTAAATCTTTGGTATTGGTTATTGGGTATAGTTGCATGAATTTTTCTAAATCTTGCTTAGTCCATTTCATTATTCAATGCTTTAATCTCTTTAAAAATCTTGTCCAACAATTCTAATAAATACTTTTGATTGTAGTAAATTAGATTTGAATTAGTGTCGGTTTTAGTTTCGCCATCCTCGATGACAACTTCCGTGTGTTTGTGTTTAACTATTATTTTCATAGGTTTCAGTATAATATTCGTCTGCTAATCTTCCATTCTGTTTCAACATTGAGATACGTCCTTGTGTATAGGCTTCCATAATCGCTTGTTTAAAATGGTCTGTTCGTGTAGATAATAGATAATAATACAAGTGGTCGGCTTTATGCTCCTCTTTAAATTCACCGACTAAGTCTCCATCTTTCCAAACGCGATAAACTTCAACATTGTTAACGATGGATTGGTGTTTGTAGATTATACTCATAGTTGACCTCCTCGATACATTCTATTAGCCTCTTTCTTCCAATGCTTAGTGACTTGATTAAAATTGGCAATTGGTTGGTCTTTCTCGAACTGATAAGGTTGTGCCTCTGGTAGTTCAATTTTAGTCGTTAACTTCTTCCAAGCCTTGTGCATTAGAAATGCAACGGGTAGGCTGATTGGGTACAAGATTAAAAATTCTATAGGTAACATAGTTTTAGGTTTTAAAGGGAGGGTTTCCCCTCCCATTATTTTTTTTTTATTATTTAAACCATTCAAGATTTACGCCATCTCCATATTTTACTTCATTACGTTCTGCGATGCTTTCGTATATTGGTTGTGGGTTATTATCCCAAACTTTACCTTTAAGGTTGCAATACGATTTTACAATAGTTTCAGCAACTTCATCAGTTATAAACAAACACATTTGACCACCTTCACCATCAGTTGTTTCTTCATATTCAAAAAATGGTAATAAAGCAGATTTTGAAAAATAACCACCTTTAGTAAGGTGTTGAATTAAATACTCATTATCTCCAATAAACAACTTTGAATTATTGATGTCTATTATACCATCCTTTTTTTTGTAGTACAAGATTACGCTATTCATATCTTTTGTTTTCTTATTTGTTGATTCAAAAGTACAGATAAGTTTTGATATTGCAATAGTTGCTTTCAATTTATTTTCACTTTTATTTACGTTTTTTAGTAAACGGACAATTTCCTTAGTGAATGATACTATTTAACATCAAACCTGCGTGGTATAGTTTCTCTTCTACTTCCTCTCGGATATCTTCCAACTCAATTACGGATGTAAATAGTTTGTGAGATTCAGGCATACGAGGGTCATACGACACAAAGATTCCGTATTCGGTCTGAGTACATAGCATCCCAAATTGCATTTGCCAGTAGTACTCGGGGTGGTTATCCTTTAAACTTTCTGCATCGGTAATTGTGGCATTCCGTAGGTGAACAGCTGAATTGAACGGACACTTAATCTCGATAATAGAATCTTCACCTAAACCATCGGGAGAAAATCCGCTTATTTCGTTGAACTCGATGAAGGTGAATGTTTCACCTCCATAATATGTGTACTCTTTAAAGTCTTGTGCTGCGAAAGTATCAAAGGCTTGACGTTCGTAGTTCTTACCCCATTCTAAAGCACGTCCGAAGATTTCGGGTTGAATACCTGTAAGGATAACTCCTGCTTTTTCGTATACGTAGGATTTAGCCGTTTCACTTAGGTACTCCGACTTATTACGAGGTTTGCCCATTAGTTTATAGATTTCGCTGCCTGTAAAGCGTGATTGTCGTAATTGCAACCACGCTTCTTCTGTTAAGTTTGTAGATATCATATCTGTTCCTCAATCATTCATTTAACCGCCTTTAAAATAGTCAAGTGTTCGGACTTGAGTTGATATTTCTTTAAAATATCCTCAATCGCTCCACCACCTTTGATGTGTTCTACCGCTTTTTCCCATTGCGTCATTGCAGGGTTAATAAATGGTTTCTCTTGTGGTTTTGCTTCTACCTTATTACGTTGCATCGCTTTTTCTCCGTCATCGTCTTCATCAATGTTCAACCCAAGAATAGAACCAAGTGCATACCTACGAGCGTACGTAATAGCCGAACCCATTGCTTGAGGGTCGTTTGTTTTTACCACTGGCATACAATAGGTTGCTTCTATCCACTCTCCGCTATCGTGCATAAGAATGGTTGTTAAACAATCTGCATCGGGTAATTGACAGAACGACAACCCTGCATCTGCTAATGGTTTTTGGATAACGTCTAAGATGTTCGCAAGTGACGCATACTTAGATTTAAAGAACGGATTAGTTGCTTCCTTTTTAACTTTGCCAATGTTGGCTTGGAACTTGCACAATGCTGCTGCAAGATTCGCAATTGATTCTGATTTATTCATAGTTGTATGGTGTTAATTTTCCTGACATCCACCCCAAATAAAGGTGACACACAAAAGTATCGTGATACTCTTTGTGAAATTGCTCAAAGTCAAACCAATTTTCAAAGTCTATGCAATCCTCAAAAGGTACTGCCGTAGATTTATAATATTGGTTAACTAATGAATCATCTAATCCAACGAGATAAGCCTCTACATCGGATTTTCTAAAGTAATACTGAACGGAGTGATAGTCTAATACTATATCATTCTCCAAAACTGCTACCCACTTCATTTTCTCTAATTAATTTGTAAGCCGTTGATAATACTGTCTTTGCGTTTTTTTGGTAGATATCTCCGTGGAAGTATCTACGAATGGTTGGTAAACTCAACCCTGTTCTGTGCTGAATGTCCTTGTAAATGCCGTGATAACGCTTTTTAAGGATTTCTTCTCTGATTTGTTCTATTGTCATAGTGAAAGCAAAGATAAAACTAAACTTTCAATTATGCAAATTTATTGTTTAATATCAAGAGAAAAAATAATATTCCCCAACTGAGACGCTAATTCGTTTGCAAGTTCTTGTTGGAGTGATTCCGTGAATGAATCTTCGATAAAGTGTTTGCCTTTGTAACCGCGTCTGTGGATTTTACGAGCAATTGCACGGGCTAATGTATCGTAGGAAACACCTTTGTTTGGTTTGATTCCTTTAAACGACATCCATTCTTTGATAGATTGCCATAGATAGGGAGTACCTTCTTTGTGACCGCCTTTTGTCGGCTTACGTCCAAACTCTACTTGCTCCCAATAATCTTCCATTAGGAAAGTAATCAGTAAGGAAGTAGGAGTTTGAGTTATTTCGCCAGGTTGAATTGATTGCTTTAACGAACTCGATGCGTTGGCGTTCTTATTGTCCAACTCCTTACGCATCAAATTAACCGCTTTATTGCTCCACTCAGCGATTATCTGTTGTAATAGGGATGATTCTTCCGTGAAAAGGTTTTTGTCCTCTCCTAAACGATTTATAAGGTCATTTATGGGAATAGTCTTAGCCAATGAGATTGAAGTGTATTAGTTCGCCACTTGTAAAATGTTTTATTACCTCTTTCCAATACGCATCAGGTACAACTTGACAACCTGCACTCCATCGGTCTACTATACTCCCTGCTCCTGCTCTGTGGAAATTAATACCAAACAACCCATTTTGAGTTTTGGTTTTATCAATTACACCATCTTTGTTACCATCTCGATAAATATCAATAGCCTTAATCTGTTTAAAATATGGCATACCTAACCAAAGGGACTTCCAATTGGATGAAGTTACAAATTGGTGTGACCATAGATATTGAGCAGGTATTGCGATTGCCGTTCCTGTTACGCCTCCGTGTGTGATTGGGTTTTGAACATAGAATTTCCCTGCGGTTGTTGAACACGGAACGATTGATACAACACGCTCGTTAACAATTACCAATAAAAAATCATCGAATGTGTTTGTTAATTTATCATCTGTACGTACAAAAACTAAACTCTTAGGTGTCCATATCCATCTTTTAACTGAGAAATAGTTTTGCACCCACTCGTTTGCAGCGTCCAATGTCTTTTGACCGATTACTCCATCGACCTTTAAATTATATCCCCGTTGGTTTAGAAATGTTTGAACGCTTTTCATACAACTCCATTGTTTTATTTAAATAGTAAGAGGCTTTAAGTAAATCCGTTTTACCGCCTTTCATATCATACCGCCAAACGTACTTTATTACATTTCCGATTGTGTACGCTTCATCAGGTGGTAGTCCTTTAATAGCGGTTAATATGGCATCCATTGCCTCGATTTCGCCTTTGTTGTAGTGGCTTGGTTTATTTACGATATCCATTGCTCCACAAAAGTATTAATATCCATCGTAATTAGTAACATTTGACCGCCTTTAAAAAGCACATTAGTATAATCGTAGTTGGCAATTGCTCCCGAAACATCGTCTAAATTGATGTATCCGTCCTCTAATACTTCGACAATATCCGCACCTAATCCAACCTCTTTGTAAATGTCGTCTTGTTTTTCTTGGTGTACGATTTCTACCTTTAAGATTCTCATATTATTTTGCCGTTAATAATCTTCATATTGTTAACGTGGAATGTCAAATCTTGGTTAACATCTACACAAGCGAATCCGTGACTCCATTTGGTATAAGCATAAGGTCTGTAATCGGGTGAAAGAGTGCAAAGACAACCCATTGACCAAACACCAGTAGATTCTCCGTTGATATTGTTTTCTGAGTGGTGGGATACTTGGTGGTTGTGTCCGAAGATAGTAGAAGATTTAGCCTTTAAGAACATACCTCTTGCAGGGTTAACGGGTGAGAATACACTCTCTCCCATTTCGTGTCCGTGTAATACGTTCAATTTACCTAATTTAATTATCTCACGATTAACCAAGTTTATCTTAAACTCGCTCAATCCTAATAGGTTTTCAAACTTCAAATTATCAACATCGCTAAACTCTTTAGCGTTGCGTAATAAGTAGTTTCTTACCCTTTCCTCGTGATTGCCTAACTTGTAGTAAATCGGTATAATTGGGAATAGTTCACGCAAGTATGCAAAAAAGGTCTTAGTCATCTCGATTTCCTCACGAAGTGATGGCATCCCAACCTCTTTAATAAATGAAGATACTGGGTAGCAGTCCATAATATCTCCGTTTAAAACTATACAATCTACATCATTGTTTAATCCCCATTCTAAGGCAGTAGACAAAGCGTCCATATCGTGGTAGGGTATGTGAATATCGGATAGGATTAGATAACGTCCCTCGTTTAAGTGAACGTTAATCATCTCTTTGTTGTAAGAGAATACCTTGAGTTTTTCTAACCCCTCTTGAATTGTTGATTTATTAGTAACCAATGATTTGTCTTTTAAATATTTCAAATTTCTCTTACCGCTAACCCCTTTCTGATATCGAATATAATAGCGTACCGATTCAATGCTTTTAAATTGTGGATTTTCTTCTAAGATTAATTTTGCAAGTGTGCGATTAGGTGCATCGGGGTACTTCTCTAAGTACGATTTAATTATCTCTTTCATAAAAATATTGCCATAAGAGTTACCAATATCGCCCACATTCCTACTCCTTTTATGACATCTTTCTGTAATGAAATAGTGTTATTACGATTTTGAATTTCAACACCTAATGAATCCGTCTTAATTTCAAGACGCTCAATTACAGAATCTTGGTAGTTAATAATAATAGAATCAGCCTTAACCAATTTGTTTAATCGGATTACATCTCTACGAGCATTAGCACCCTTTACCAAGTACTTATTGGCGTTCGATACTATCGAGGTATCTATGCAGATTAATTGCCCGTTTAAGCCCATCGGAATCACGGCTAAAAGTATCAATATATAACGTGTCATATTTTAAGAGCGTTTGACGAACTTTCTTCCACTTAGTTATACTATCAGTCCACTTTATTATTTGAGTGTCTGTAGTGTGCTTATAATGCGTTATTTCACGCTTTATAAAACAATTATACAGGCACAACGCAAGAATCAGCCAAATAAGGAACTTGTATAGAGAAGTTAATTGCATATCCTGCTAATATATCCGTGCGTGAATCGTAAAATGGTGTCGCGTTTTGATTGACTACCAATTGCCAAACTTCGTCTTGGTACTCGGAATCCAACAATGCGAATATGTCACCCATAATTTGAGCCGTGTCGGATAGTACCTCAATAACATTAGATTCAGATTCAAATACCCTATCCATCACTAATAAAGCGAAATTGTAGGTTTGTAGTTTATTTGCTAAATCCAAAGTAAATCCATCGGGGTACAACCACACGAGCGGATAGTACTCTATGTTTTCAACGGTTAGATTACTTTGTTGACCCACTCCGAACTTTCCCACCATCTTGTGGCTTTCGGCTTGAGTTTGAATTTTTGCGATTATTTGGTTTAGCGTCATTTAGAAATTTGATTAGTTTGGCTTCGTTATTTTTCTGCCATTTATTCGTGCGGATAGTCATAGTTCCAATAGCAATTATCCATATCGTCACCCAAGTAAAAACCACCATAAAAAGATGTGTTGGTAGGTCGAATCGTATCAAATCCGCTTCCAGGATTGAGAAACAATGGATATGTGTTAGTGTTTTCACGAAGATAATCTCTTAATCGGTTAGCGTAATATTCAGCCTTATCACGAAATCGCTTTTCAATCATTGTTAACTCGTCTATACTTACCGCTCTTGCGTTTTCTGCCTCTCTTGCTGCTACGCTCTTATTCATCAATTTAAACGTCATAGGAAGCATAGATTCAGTAATTGTATAATACTTCAAACACGGAGCAATATATGAATCTAAAAGCGTTGTATTTACGTTTGTCAAAGTACCTGCAAATGCTTGAGTTTGTAACTCATCATACAAACCCGAACCAATGATATCACGAATATAAATCTCTTGAGCCTCTTTAATAGCAGATTTTAGAAGTTTATCGTCAACATTCTCGTTGATTGCGGAGTTATCCTTAAGGTAGGAGGTGCTTATAAAATATACGAAGTTGCTCATTTCTTTCTAATCATTACCTTTTGTTGCCACAAATGTCTGCATTGTGGAGTTGTTGTGTCTGTATTAGGGTTGTGATACCATCCACCTCTACGCTTCCATACATCATATCCCAACTCTGCACTCATTTGGTTGATGTCTTCACGGCTGAATACCTTGTTAGATTCTACTATTTTACGGCAAAAATCACGAGATGTTGGTAGTAATATACCGCCCTCAATACCTGGTGCTTTTTCGTACTGATATCTTACCACTAATTCAGTAGTCAATCCCTTAATTAAATCCCTACCCTTTGCAGTAATTTTATATCCGTTCATTTCGGGAGCAAGTCTATCGGATTTAATCAACTCGGTTAGTGCATCCATTACGTTTTGTGCAGGTTGCTTTGTTAAGTTAACCAAGTCACCTGTTTGTAAACCTGGATTCTCTGCTAATATGTTTAGAATCGCTTTATTCAAAGCATCACCAAACTCAAACTTTACTTCCTCGTATAAGTCCGCAGATTCTCCGTACTTGGCAAATACTTGTAAATCACGCTCATCATCCCATCCGAATGGGTTTTGTGAGGATAGTTTTACTTTGGTTTCAAATCCTAATTCTTTTCTAACTTCTTCTCTGTCTATAATTCCTGCGGTAAATAGTTCTTGGTAGTTGATACCTAATGGTGGTTTGTTTTTGCTTCGCAGTTGTACTGGTGCGATGTATTCAAATAAATAAGTCAAAGCATCATCCAACTTTTTTTGTCTTGGTTCAACATAGGAAGATTGAAACATCTCATACGCTTCGATTAGTTCGCTTCTACCGCCTAATTGACCCTCCACACGAACACCAAACAACATAGGAGAGTTAACCTTGTGCGATACAAAAATCTCTTGTTGAACGGTCTTATTTAAGATGTCGAATTGTTTGTCAAAATCACTTGGTTGTAGGTTGTTAACTATGCTTTCCTTTTCATTGGGGTCGTTGTACTGAATAATCAATCCACCTGCGTTATCCGTACCAGTATAGTTTTTCTTTAATGCTCTTTCGGTCTTTCTCGCTTCTTCAGGTGTTGGATAACCCTTGAACATTTGGATAAGCGTTTGAGCCGAAAATCCGTTTTTTATTGAGTTTAAATGCCAATTAGAAATCTCCGTGTCTATCTCAATATACTTTAATCCACCTACATAGTCGGGTAAAGGATAGATTCCTTGTCCTGCTCTATATAGTTGGCAATAGTACAACTGCTTAGATTCACGAGTGATAGGGTTAAATGGGGTGTATTCGATTATCTCACATTTTCTATCTGACCAATCCTCACAAAATGCAAATTTATCGTCTAATGTTTTACGGACTTTTTGAAAAGGCAAGTGGTAAATCTCGGATATCTTTTGTTTATCACGTGACCATATAATTTCCATTGCAAATCCATTGAACAATTCTAAGTCATCGGCTACCTTTGCTTTTAGTTCGTCTAAACTCTCGTACGCATTGATAGATTCAACCTTTTGTTGAGCCTTTGCAATTATAGCGGTATCTTGTCCTTTGATTGACGTACCTACCCCTGCAACATAAGATGCTTTAGCCGAAACAATAGCGTTATGTTTAGGGCTTTTATTGTACATTTCAATGAGAAATTCAGGGTAAAGGTTGTCTTCTCCAAATGTATAGATACCCTTTGCCTTATTCTCTTTGAAAGCAGGTAGTTTATTGTCGTGAAAATTAATCCGATGAAACATCACTTATAAATAGGATTTATTCGATTGTGAAAAAGTTTGATAGGAATTTGCCTAATCCACCAACTACTGCACACCCTATCATTACGGATGGTTCAGACATATTAAATCCTGCAACCATTATAGACGCAGCAGCCAATGAGTCGCCAAAAATGCGAATTCTTTTGGGTGTTGGCGAAAAATAACTTTTAAATTTTAGCCTTGTCCTCTGTTTGGTTTGCATGATTTGTGTTTGTTAATGTGTTTTGTATGTCTGCCTAATTTGCGTTTTGGCTTTTTACGGAATAGTACTACTACTTTAGCCTTTGCCATCGATTTGCTTAATTTTTCTTATGTAGTAAATAATCGCAAACAAACCGCTCACTATCCCCACAATGGCTAATACAAACGCTGCAACTGGCTGCCAAGTTTGGCTGAAATGTATTATCGTAGCACTTCCACTTATTCCTGTGGCAATTGCTGCGGTGGTGTCGTTATCTAAGTGTTTCATTAGTATGGAAATGGTGGTGATGGTTTAGGTACATATTCGGCTTCGGGTAGTTCTAATATCCAAGCCCATTCGGTTTGTGATACTGTTTCTTTTTGTTGGTCGCTAAAAAATGTGAACCAAATATCATTAATATCTTGAACGCAATTAAAACACTCGTATGGTGCGAAGTGTTTACCTTGTATTTGTTCGTAGATTTCGGGGGTTAAAATGTAGCCTATCATTATACGTTTCTACTTAAACTTACTTGGAAAGCGTTTACCGCAGTATATAAATTACTCGCTTCGGTGTCGTTAAAACTTTCTCCAATTGTTAATAATGCACATTGCTTATTGGAATAATCAGAAGCACTACCATTCAAATTTCTTGCTCCAAGATAGAAATTTGCATTTACTAAACTTCTATTACTAACTGTAGATGTGGTTTTAGTTGTATTTTCAAACAATACAACTGATGTTGAACTTGGTTTATTAAATATAAAATACTTTGCCGAATTAGTTTGACTTTTACTTAATTCTGTTGGATTGTGTAATAACGAATAGTAAGTCGTATTATCTGACCATCTTAAAGAAGCATTTAAACTCAAATTTGTTCCCGTTGTTGTAGTTGTTACTCCGCAGTCATACGATGCTCTTGCATCATTAGTTCTACAATAATATGTGAATGATAAATTATCAATAGATAGTTGGCTTGATGGGTTTAATCCAGTATCCATAAACCCAGTACTACCATTAGGAGTTACACCCGTATTTGCATACGTCCAACCCCCATTAAATGTGCCAGTAAAACTTGAACTCTTTAAATTCTGCGCACAAGCCGCCGAACTTGCTCCAACCATCGGGTAAATGGCTTTCATTTTAGTCCATATAGAATACCCCTTTAAATCTAATACTAATTGATTAACCGCAGTTTTCTCCGTTGCAGATAGCGAACCACCTGCCGTAGTTACTCGGTCAAAGAACGCCTGTGCATCAGCATCAGGTATAAAACCCGCTGCACTTGCTAATATCCCGTGTGTTGCTATTATCATGACGCGATATCTCCAAACAAATAGGCTTCCGTACCTGAAATAAATACTAATGTTGCACCGCTATATTGAGCGGATAATTTTAACTTGCCACCATTACTTCTTATTGTCATTCCGCTACCTGCAACGATGGTGGTTTGCCCTGCTCCGTATTGTGCCAATAAAATCTGTGTACCTGCTGAAAATGTTGATGCGGGTACGGTTAAATTGTTAGCACTTGCAACATTCATTTCCACCAACTTATCGGCATCACCCGCAACCAATGTATAAGATGCAGTTTGTCTGTTTGCCGTAATAAGTTTATTTGTCTTGGTATCAATCTGCGTTTGTATTGCACTTGTTACACCGCTCACATAGCCTAACTCAGTAGATGTAACCGAACTTACTGCAACTTTTCCACTACCATCGGAGGCTAATGCCCTTGATGCAGTTAGATTTGAACTTACAATTGTAGTCGCACCTCCCGTAATTGTTGCTTGTTTGCTATCAATTTGGGTTTGTAATGCACTTGTAACGCCATTCAAATACCCAAATTCCGTATTATCTACACTACCATCACTAATTGCTGTTGCATTTATTCCACTTGCAGGGGCTACGCTTATATTTCCGCTACCCAATACACTTGTAGAATTTATGGTCTTGATGTTAGTGCCACTTACAAGGGTATCTTGTTTGGCATTAATCTGCGTTTGTGCGTCCGAAGTCAAACCACCAATATACTGAAACTCTGCATTGCTTACCGTACCATCGGCAATTTTTGCAGCATCGATTCCAGTTGCTACCTTTGCATTGGTAACTGCTAAATTGTCAATAGTCCAAACAGAACCCGAACCGCTCACTGTAATATCTCCCTTATCTCCATCGCTTACACCACCACTTGAGATTATAATATCTCCACTTCCTAAAACTGATGTTCCATTAATGGTCTTGATATTAGTACCACTTACTAAAGTTGCTTGTTTAGCATCTAAAGCGCTTTGTGTTGCGCTTGAAATAGGTTTATTTACATCGGAAGTATTATCTACGTTTGACAAACCTACGTCAGATTTGTCTAATGTAACACTACCTGTTTTACCTGCTACGGATTGTACAGGTGATTGTGCTTTTATTTGCGTAATAGATACCTTTTTTGTCGTTGCTGCTGAAGTATCTACTATTGGTAATACATCATCATTAGCAAGTGTTACAATTGCGTCTAATGCGCTTATTTTTTTATCTGCCATTATAAAATTATTTTACTATCATCTTCTTGTAATAAGAAACTACCATCTTCCAACAACAAGAACAGAATCTGCTCAGGTGCTTCGATTTCATAGATTTTCTCGTTTAATGTAACCTCATAAACTCCTGACGCAGTTGGTGTGAATACAACTTTTAATACACCACTTTCTACTAATTCATTTGCTAAACTTGGGTCTGTATTGGTAGAAGAAGTCTGTGCATAAACTTGATATTCATACTC